CCAGCCCAAGCGACAGCGCTACGATCACGAGCTGCTGGGCAGCGACTTCGCCCACAACGCTGAGCAGGCGATCATACCGGAGAACAAGCCCCGGAACATCGTGACCCCCTGCCACGGGGCAGCGCTGGTGATCGTAGATGACGGCGAGTACGTGTACTGTGGCAACCACTCGTGCCCTAACCAGTGGTTCCGTGACGGCACCGTTGACTACTGGGAGAACCCCGCGTGAGGCTTGAGACCAAGAACTGCGGGGACTGCGGGCTTGACCTGCCGCTGAAGCAGTTTGCCAGCTACCGCGCGGTCAGGCACCCTCTGTGCCGTACCTGCCTCGCTATCGACGTAGCAGAGTTCAAGGAATGGGTGCTGCCTTTCGTGGAAGAGCGCCGTCGAGCCCTTGACGTGCCGTTCTACTACGAGGACTGGGAGATAGCGGTGATCCAGCGCCTCGAGCTGACCGGCGCACAGCGCTCGGTGATGACCCGTAGGCCGCTCCGGTCCACCCACGCACGCAGTCACCGGAGCCCCCGTTTTTCAGACCCCGCGTTCGTTCGACCGTGGAAATTCGCACTAGTAGGAGCACACAATTAGCACTTCAATTGACACCTTCACCACCGTCAGCAAGACGGCAACCGTACAGCGCGTAGAGCTGGTGCGCCAGCGTATGCCGTTCCTTGTCAGCCTGTTTCTGGGCCTGTACGTCCTCGCCTTCCGCACCCTTATTGTGTGGTGGGCGGTGGCCGTCTGGTTTCCCAGCTTTGGCCTAACGTACTGGCAGCTTGTCCTGCCGGTCTACGCCTTCACGGTCCTGACCAGCAAGGTTACCGTCAAGCCGGTCCTGCCCAAGGGCTTCAAGAACTACCTGTAACCCAGCTCACAGAGAAGGCCCCTAGCTTTTGCTAGGGGCCTTTCCTTTTGCCCTACTGGATGGGCTGTGAATCCTCTGGGAAGAGGTCACCCCGCCTGAACACGGCCTGTGTCTTCCCGTACCTCACCAGTGGCAGCAGCACAGAGTACCTAGCCACGATGAAGCCCAGAGACGCCAGTTCCTCTTCCCAACCCTCAAACCACTCCCTGAGCTGATCCAGTGTGGCGAACCCGCAATGCTCATCCGGGTCAATGTGCCCAAGCATGTCATCCTGCTTGGGCGAAATGTGGATGCCGCCTTCGTGCTCTGAAAACATCGTTTCCAGTACGTCAGCGTAATCCCATGAATACGGTCCAGACCCCCCACGAGGCTGTTCTACCCTGTAAATCGAGACCTTCATTGTGCTTTTCCGGCTTTCTCACGTACCAATATGCAATTTTGGGCTCAAAAAAGGCCGCAATCCATGGGACTGCGGCCTTTTCAGGCGGTTCTGTCCCCGTAACCGCCTTTTGTACTGCTCTTTGTACTGTTTGGAGCGCCTAGAGGCGTTCTATGTCCTCTTTGAGGGCATAAGCGGTCTCTCCGCGCTCATCCTTGATCCTGACTACTGAGGACTCCTTATGTACGTCCTCAATGGTGCCTGTGATGCCTTTCCACAGGCCCTTGGTGACCTTCACACGGTCACCATTGCTCAAATTGCTGGTGTTCATGCGTAGAGGCTACGCCTAGGGGTACTCTGTGTCAACTAGCTCACTACTTGGTTACGAAACGCCTACTACTCGGTTCCCGATTTGTCAAAACAAGTGTTGACGGTGTAGTGGTTGAGGCATAGCTTTGAGTCATGAGGAACCACAAAGGCCACTCAAACTACCAGCTACAGGAGCACACAGTGAACACCACGATTGCAGCAGCAAAGACCACCGCCCCCGCCGTTACCGAGACCGTCAAGCCCGCCCCCACCCACAACCGGAGCCGGGCACGCCGTGTGCCGCTTGCCGCCGTCGAAACCCCCACGGTCCCCACGCCGGTTCCGGCCCCCCGGAAGCGCGTTGTGAAGGACCACGGGCCGAAGACCTCCAAGGTGATGATCCAGTCCCACTTCATCCCCGGCAAGGTGGCAATGGCCACGATGACCCCGGACAAGCTGAAGGAATTAGCGTTCATCAGCACGTACTCGGCCAAAGACCCCCAGAGCACGTCCCCCCGCAAGAACGGCTACCAGCGGGAGCCCTTTGAGGCCCGGTACCCCGGAATCGGGCGCTACTACGCCCGTGACAACAACCGCCACCTCATCACCCCGCTCATTGCGTCGGCCCGCCTCTACAACGGGGCAGACCAGAGCCGGTTCAACACCCTGTTCGCCAAGGGCGACGTGACCACGATCCACAAGGAATTCGGCAAGCACGTCTTCTCCATCGTGGACGGCCAGCACCGAATGGGCGGGCTGCACTGGGCTTGGGAGAACATTGACGAATTCAACGCCGATGTGCCGATCATGGTCTACTACGGCCTGCACTACACGGAGGAAGCCAACCTCTTTGACGAAATCAACACCAACCAGCGCAAGCTGCCCAAGGCCCTCATTGAGGCCACGAAGGTCCACATGGAAGCCGGGGAGAAGTCCCACGCCCAGTTCATCCGTGAGGTGGCCTACTCGCTGGCACAGGACGGTGACTCGGTTTGGCACGGTCTGGTCAACATGACGGGCGGGCCGGAAGGCAAGGGCAAGCCGGTGAGCTACGAGGGTCTGCGGCGCTCCACTGGGGACATGCTCAACGTCCGTCTCGTGAACCGGCTTCAGGACCGCAAGCTGCGGGTGGACCGCGTTGCCAAGCGGTACTGGGAAATGGTCAGCAAGGCGTGTGCCCCGGCTTGGGATGAGCACCCCCGCGAGACGATTGACGATGACGGCTTCATCGTTATGGAGCCGGTCAAGTACAAGCTCAAGGACTTGGCGGGCATGAACGCCACGGCCCGCCTCGGTGAGGACATTCTGACCACGGCCCTTGACAAGGGGGCCACGGAAGAGGACTTCAACTCGGCCATGGCTGACCTTGTGAGCCGCCTCGGGCAGGTTGACTGGGAGAAGCGCCCTGACAACGTGTGGGTGTCCACCTCGGCTGGCCACGCGGGCGCTACGGGCCTCTACAACATGCTCTACCAGCTCGTGTACTTGGACAAAGCACCGGGTGAGGCTGTGGAGCCTGACAGCTAGCAGGACCGGATTAGCCCCTCTCGCAACACGCGGGAGGGGTTTTTTCGTGTCTTGTGTTGACAGACCACGCACTAGGCCCCTATGTTTGATCCATAAGAACCAAGCAGTACGAACTAGGAGAGCAAGTGACCAAGAACATCATCATCACCGCCAGTGAAATCAAGCAGGGCGACAAGATTGCCGTGACCCTTCGTGAGAAGAGCTACGAGGACCGTCCGATTTCCCGTACTTACACGGGGGTAGCGGATAGTGTCTCCGGTAACAACGTGTGGCGCACTGAGAAGCGTTGGAACCTCTACGCCCACGAGGAAGGCGCAGTGATTGAGCTGCTGGACCGCCCCATTCCCACGGTGACTGTGCCTGACCGGAAGCAGGCCATTGTCAAGTACGACGTGTCATCGTTCGACCCGTGGAAGCCTGAGCGCATTGCTCACCGCAACGGCTCCGGCAAGTGGGCGGCCTACGACGCCAAGGGTGAGCGCATGGATACTCACCTCACGGATGAGGACTTTGGCCGCTTCCTTGCAGCAGGGGCACACAAGCACGAGGTCATCTTTGCAGGTGTTGCAGAGTGAAGATCGACAACCTGCACCAAGAGCACGACGCCGAAGCTCCCTACGCCGACACGATTGTGCTGGACGCCGGGGGAGTAGACGCCCGGTACGGCGGCGAGACACTGGCCCACATCAGCTTTGAGGGGCTTGACCCCTTTGAGATTGCCTTCCACGCCATGCCGGATGACTGGGAGCCCTACGAAGAGTGGGATGAGCTGAACAACTGCTACATTCAGCTCAGCGTCGAACAGCACTGTGAGAACGGCGTCTACGCCATGCTCAACGAACTGGGCAAGCTCCGGGGCTGGAACCGCTCGTAATGCCTGCCGAAATCTCTGCTGAGAAGCTGGGGGAAGCGGCCAAGCTGGTGGCCAAGGGCGTCAAGCGCCGCGTGATTGCGGAACGGCTGAATGTCTCAAGGACCACGCTGACCAAGTATTTCCCGGCACCACCCAAGGGCGGCTCAGAGCCCTACGAGGTGGACAAGTGGGCAGCAGCACTGGATGAAGGCATGGGCTACAAGCACGTAGGGGAAATCTTCAACGTGTCAGCCCGCACGATCCGTAAGCACCTCCCCGGACGTGGCTGGACCCCTGAGCAAATCCGCGAGCACGCCAAGGCAGTTCGCAAGTTCAACGGCACAAAGACCCCTGTGCTAGGATAGTTTTACAGGTTCGCCCGACGCCTAAGAGACCAAGTAATTTCTTCGGAAACAGCTCAAAAGTCGGGCACATGTGGGTGTAGGCTAATTGGTAAGCCACCTGTTTTGGGAACAGGGGATTGCAGGTTCAAGTCCTGTCTCCCGCACAATGCGGTTGTAGGTGACGCAAGGTTGGTAGTAGGCGGAACCTTCTCGTGGGGATTAGCTCAGTTGGCAGAGCAACGCACTGTTAATGCGTCGGTCACAGGTTCAAGTCCTGTATCCCCAGCTATCGGTGCTCCAAAGGCCACGGAGTTATGGGGCGCATGTTCCCAGCCGATAAACCAATGGCGCAACGACAGAAGGCGTCGATAGAAATACTGTCATCGAGAAGGAAAAGGTCTGTCAGACGTATGCGCTGGCAGGCCTTTTCTGCGTCTGTGATAGTCTCGGTTCTATACCAGAAACGGCTGAGAAACGGAAATCACCCTGAAATGACTGAGATTCACAACAGTATGTCTGCCCTGACGAAGCAGGTAGTTGATCTACGTGTCAAGGGCCACAGCCTTGAATCGGTGGCCAGTGAAATCGGCATCCCGGTTGAGGACGCTGTAGCCGAATGGCGCAGCTACGTTTCCGCCTTTGTGGTGGAGAGCAAGGAAGAGCGCTGGCTGCTCCACCTCCTACGCCTTGAGAACCTTATGGTCAAGGTGGAAGCCGCCCTTGAGGACTACGACGAAATTGGCGACTTTGAGGTGATGCTCAAGCTGCTTGACCGCATTGAGGCCCTTCAGTCGTTGAACCTGTCCCGCAAGGAAGAGGCAGAGCGCGAGGCCGATAAGGTCAACCGTCTGCTGGCCGAACAGGTCATTGGCATCATCACCGCCACGCACCAGACCCTCATGGATTCCCTTGAAACTGCTTTCAACAAGCACAAGGTGGGCAAGGTAGCGCGCGAGACCATCCTGACCGACATGGGCGAGAAGGTTATACCCAAGGCCCTGAAAGCGATTGAGGCAGAAATTGAAGACTAAAGAACAAGACCTTGTAGCCCTGCTTGACATTGTGTTTGAGTCCGCGAAAGAGACCGACTGGTGGTTCATCGTGAGGTTCTGCGAGCTGCACGATGACGGCGGCTGGATCATGAAGCAGCTTCTTCACTTGCTTTGGCTCTCCGCTGAGGATGAGGCAGCTTTCAATGAGGAAATCTGGCGGTTGACGAATGAAGCTCAGTAAGGCCGTCCTACAGCAGGCATCCAAGGATGCTATCGCAATGGAGAAGCGCGAGCTGTACAAGCATGACATTGCCCTGTGGGCAAAGGACCGTCTGGGCATTGTGCTCTGGTCAAAGCAGGTAGAAATCGCACAGGCCATTGTGAAGTACAAGAAGGTGGCTGTCAAGTCCTGCCACGGCTCGGGCAAGTCCTACTTCGCGTCCATCCTTGTTGCGTGGTGGGTGGATACCCGCTACGGCACAGAGGCAGTCGTGGTCTCCACAGCGCCGACCTACGAACAGGTCAACAAGATTCTGTGGCGCTACATTCGTCAGCACTGGGGCAAGAATGACCTCATGGGCAACGTCACGCAGACGGATGAGTGGAAGGACGCCAAGGGCGAGGTAGTAGCGTGGGGCCGCAAGCCCGCCGACACGAACACACAGGGCTTTCAGGGTATCCACTCTTCCGGTGGTGTGCTCGCTGTCATTGACGAAGCTTGCGGCGTCAACGAAACCATCTTCACGGGTGTTGAAGCCATTACCACTGGTAGCCCTGACCGCATCCTTGCCATTGCCAACCCGGACATTCCCCAGTCTGAATTCGGGCGCATCTTCCTGAAGAATGACCCGTCGTGGCACAAGATCACGATTAGCGCGTTTGACACCCCGAACTTCACCAATGAGAAGCACGGAATGCCTGACGTGGCGTTGCAGGGCCTCGTGTCCGTGGCGTGGGTGGAGGAAAAGAAGTTCTCGTGGGGCGAGGACTCCCCCCGGTACAAGTCCAAGATTCTCGGTGAATTCACCACGGACGCCGGTAACACCCTGTTCACGATGGACACCCTCTTGCGCGGGCACGTCACAGAGCTTGAGCTAGTGACAGAGGAACCCCC